GCTAATACAGGATTTACCATGAGCCGGAAGTCACGAATTGACAGCACCGCTGCCGCTGTTGAGGTTTTGCGGTCAGCGCAAACCGAAATTCATCCGCCGTCCAATGTCGAACTGGACGATACCGACAAGTCGTTTTTCGCGTCGGTGCTTGCGGAGTTTGCGCGATCAGAATGGACGGCGCATCAGTTGGAATTGGCTGCGATGCTGGCGCGGACAATGGCCGATCTTGAACGCGACCAGCGGTTGATGCGGATCGAGGGTCCGATCATGGCGACGGAAAAAGGGACGCCGGTTGTCAACCCGCGTAAAACGGTTATCCAAATGAATGCGTCAATGATCCTGTCCTTTCGGCGCAGCTTGTCACTGCATGCGCGCGCGCAGGGTGGCGAGGCTCGGGATATTGGGAAACGACGCGACCAGACGCTCAATATTGAGAACGGTATTGGCGATGGTGACGATCTTCTGGCGAGGCCGAGCTGACTATGACACGGGGCGAAAGGGTAATCGCCTTCGTCACTAGATATTGCCGCGTCCCCGAAGGAAGGCACGTCGGCAAACCGCTCGTTCTGATGAAATTCCAGGAGCGATTTATCCGGGAAATTTATGACAACCCAGCGGGCACGTCGCGGGCTTATTTGAGCGTCGGGAGGAAGAACGGCAAAAGCGCGTTGATTGCGTGTTTGGTTCTGGCGCACATTGTTGGCCCTGAGGCGCGACAGAATAGCCAGATTATCAGCGGCGCGCGATCGCGTGAGCAGGCGGCGCTGGTCTTCAAGCTGGCGCAGAAGATGATTGCGCTTTCGCCGGAGTTGCGGGCCAAATCGGTAACGCGGATTACTCCGTCGCAAAAAACCATCACCGGCGTGCGGATGAACGTCGAATACCGGGCCATCTCGGCAGAGGCTGGAACCGCTCACGGGCTTTCGCCGATCCTCGCTATTCTTGATGAGGTCGGGCAGGTCAAAGGTCAGCAGGATGATTTCGTCGAGGCCATCACTACGTCGCAGGGGGCATATGAGAATCCTCTGTTGATCGCAATCAGCACACAATCGCCGACTGATAATGACCTCTTCAGTCGGTGGCTGGATGATGCGGAAATGAGTAAAGACCCGCGCATTGTCAGCCATGTTTATGCCGCGCCGAAAGATTGTGACATCATGGATAGGGCGGCGTGGAAAGCCGCCAATCCGGCTCTTGGCGAGTTTCGATCCTTGCAAGATGTCGAGGATCAAGCCGTGCAAGCGGATAGGATGCCGTCCGAGGAGAATAAATTCCGGTGGTTGATACTGAACCAGCGCATTGAGGCGTTTGCGCCGTTTATCAGTCGGAATGTGTGGCAAGCGTGTGATGGTGCAGCGTTGCCGCTTGAAGACAATGCGGTAGTTTTTGGCGGGTTGGATTTGTCTGAGGTAAATGACCTCACCGCATTGGTGCTTGTGTCGCCGGTTGCTGATGGATTGCTTGCCCCGGTGCAGACGCAGTGGCATGTGCATCCGACATTCTGGCTTCCGAGTGACGGGCTTCGGGATAGGTCGAAAGCTGACCGAGTGCCGTATGACGAATGGGAAAAGGCCGGATATTTGCAGACAACACCGGGGGCAGTGGTTGATTATGAATTTGTCGCGGCACACCTCTGGGCGTTGGCGCAAAAATACGACGTGAGAAAGATCGCCTTTGACCGCTGGAATTTTCGGCATTTGCGGCCTTGGTTGGTCAGGGCCGGATTTTCTGAGGAACAGGTTGAAGGCGATAATGCGGTTTTCGAGCAAATGGGGCAGGGGTTCCAAAGCATGTCCCCCGCGTTGCGTGATCTCGAAACGGTGTTACTTTCCGGGAATGTAAACCACGGCGGGCATCCTGTGCTTGATATGTGCGCGAGGAATGCGGTAGTGCAGCGCGATCCGGCGGGGAATCGAAAGCTGGCAAAAAATAAAAGTCGCGGTAGGATTGACGGAATGGTTGCTCTGGCAATGGCGATGAGCGTAGCTGGGACATATCAGGCAAACAATTCGGATGGTCCTTCGGTTTATGCCGGACGCGGCGCTCTGGTAATGTGAAGGCGTAGCGGATGGCGTTTTGGTCTGGGTGGTTCGGCGGCAAACTGTCGTCCCCGCGCGCATCGTATCAATCTGATGGTGGTGGTGTGCTGATTAGCACGTCGCAGCAACTTGAGGAGGCATTGCGCGGCGGTTCATTAAGCGAATCTGGCGCAATGGTTACGCCAGATTCTGCAATGCGTATTTCGGCTGTTTATGCCTCTGTGCGGATCATTTCGGGTGCGGTGGCAACATTGCCGTTGCAGCTAAAGCGTAGGGTTGATGCTAGGACGCGGGAGGACGCATCGGATCATCCGTTGTGGGGTGTATTGCGACGCAAGCCGAACCGTTGGCAAACGCCTTCGCAGTTTCGGAGGATGATGCAGGCGCAGCTTTTGTTGCGTGGCAACGGTTATGCCATGAAAGTGGTCTCGCGCGGGCATGTGGTCGAGTTGATCCCGCTCCATCCAGACAGAGTTGTCTGTGAGCAAAACGACGATATGTCGCTGCGCTATATGATGACGACAAAGGGGGGGCGGCGGGTGCCACTGCAACAGGCGGATATGTTCCACCTTGTTGGGCTGACGCTGGACGGCATTCATGGCGTGTCGCCGATCACTTATGCGCGGGAAAGCATCGGGCTTTCCTTGGCGATGGAACGGCACGGCGCGACCACATTCAAGAATGGGGCACGCCCGAGCACGGTGTTGCGCCACCCGGGCCATCTCGGGCCGGAAGGCGTCGAATTCCTGCGCGCCAGTCTCGACGCATATCGGAGTGGCGGCGACAGTGAAGGCAAGGCGCTCATTCTTGAGGAGGGGATGGATGTATCTCCTTTGACAATATCTGCCAAGGACGCAGAATGGATTGCCGGGCGGCAATTTTCGCGGGTGGATATTGCGATGTTCATGGGGGTTCCGCCGTCGATGCTGGGCGACAACTCCGGGTCTGACAGTAATTGGGGGACGGGGCTTGAACAGAAGTCCTTGGGGTTTGTGGCCTATAACCTTGAAGACCATTTGACCATGTGGGAAGAGGCGATTGCGCGGGATTTGATCCCGGAAAACGAGCCCGATCTTTATGCCCGTTTCGTTCGCGCTGCTTTGGTCAAGGGGGATATCAAGGCTCGGTGGGAGGCCTATGTCAAAGGCTTGCAATGGGGCGTCTACAGCCCTAACGAAATCAGGGCGCTTGAGGACGAAAACCCGCGTGATGGCGGCGATGTTTATTACGACCCGCCGAATACCGCAGGCTCCGGTCAAAATGATATGACCGATTTGGAGAAAAAACAAAATGACGCTTAGAGTTTTGCCGGAAGCCAAGGCGGTGCAGGTGCCTCAGGGCTATTCGTGGGATGTGCCTTCAAACGTGCTGGCGCGGTGGGTTGATATGCCAATGGCGGCGTCAGACGCACCGGAAACCGTCACAATCTATGATGTGATTGGTGAGGACGCGTGGACTGGTGGCGGTTTTACTGCCAAACGAATGAATGCGGCGTTGCGGTCTATCGGGGCGAAAGATGTCACGGTGAAAATCAACAGCCCCGGCGGATCGACATTTGAGGGTTTCGCAATCTACAACGAACTGCGGCAACACAAAGCAAAGGTCACGATTGAGGTGATGGGGATTGCCGCATCTGCGGCGGCTTACATTGCGATGGCTGGCGATGAAATACGGATGGGGCTTGGCTCTTTCTTGATGGTGCACAACTCCTGGGGCATGGTGGTCGGCAACCGGAACGATTTGGTTGGTGCTATGGATATACTCCAACAGGTCGACAACGCGCAAATTGATATTTTCGAGGCGCGCACGGGTTTGAGTCGCGCCACAATCGAGAAATACATGGATGCGGAAACATTCTTCGGGGCCGCAGATGCAGTCAAAAGCGGGTTTGCTGATAGCGTGATGGATACCAATGCGATGGATGGCGCAGTGGCTCATGTCGCGCCGCAGATCAATGCCAAAAAGCAACTTGATGCGCTTCTGGCGCAATCCGGCGTGCCGCGTTCCGAGCGGCGTCGGATGCTGAATGAAGCAACAGGGGGCATGCATGACGCTGCCCCGACGGTCACGCATGACGCTGGCCTTGACGCCGCTGCGGTTGCGCAGCTTCTGAAAA